CCGATACCGACAGGTATCGGATGGGACGCCGCCGTAAGGTCCACGAGGTCATGTGGAGACCACCTTGCGGTGATCCCGGTATAACCTTAGGACTTACGGTGCTCTAGTCTTCTAGAGTCCTATGTTTAAGACAGTATTTAACTATCTTAGACATATAGACTCTAGTCCTAGCCTTCTGGTCTAAGGCCTTGCGGCCAAACACCATTAGGTCAGGATCTAGAAAGACCTGCAAGCGGCCTATGAATTTATATATATCTAGGTTACTGAAACCTGGATTGTATAACTCCATAGTCGCCTCTTGTAGGATATTTCTAGAGTAGTCTAGAACATTTCGAAGTAACTCTGGTTCTGCCTGGAATGCGTCTGGCTGCCAGTCGCCACCCTGAGGAGCTTTCTTCAGGGATCCTGACTCGTCTTCATCCCATTCGTCGGAGGTAACTCCATACGTTTGGTATGTAAGACCTGTCAAGATCTCTTCGGATTTCTCCTCCGCGGATCTTACCTGTTCGAACAGGAATGTTCGAACAAGATCCTCGATCTCTTCCTGTGGAGTTGTACACCACTGGAACCAATGTGGGCTTAAACCACCCATATCGGAAGTGAGACCGAGTGATTTTCTCACCTCGTAATACTCTTCTAACCCCTTAAGTGGGGGGAAGCGGTTACGAAACGGGAAAGTCAGATCTGCGAACTCTTCACTTTGGTGAAGAGTAGACTGGACGAGGTACGGTGACTCCGTTGCCCGGTAGCCCCTCATTGAAGCTTGTTCTAACAGAGAAGGGAACCCAAAAGGTTCCATTCCTATTAGGATAGCATCAGGAGGTACAGGTGTAATCTCTTTGCCTCCTTTGAACATTCTCTTGGCTAGTTCCCCTGTAGGGGTGCTATCCTTGATTTGTTCTGGGAGGACTGACTTGACGATCGAAATATCGACCGCCAAGTCATGGAGATAGCTCCTGTAGATTTTGGCTATCGGACGGCTGCGGATAGTTATATCGTCTCCGATAATGCGATATTTATCGAATTCTTTGGAAGGAATAAAGGGACCTCTAAGAGGTCCACTCTCTTTCCAAGCTCGATAAACCGCAGAACGAGTCAGAGCGTGATGGCTAATTGCGAATACCGCCCAGGAGCTTAGAGCTCCAAGCGGTTGTCCGCAATTAAACCTGATCGTCTCTGGCCCGTCCATGATTGTGAAATCACGGTCGGAGATGATAGTCTTCCAGCA